ATGGTTTCGCTCATCTTCTGATAGCCCATCTTCTTCTCTTTGTCTTCTTCTGACTCAGCCTTCATCTCAGACTTCTCATCTTCTGACTTCTCGGCCATCTCAGCCTTGTCATCTTCTGATTCGGTCTGCATGTTGGCTTCAGCGTCAGCCTTCATTTCCTTGATCATCTCTTCGAGCTCCTTGACCATCTCGTCTTTCGCGACAAGAGCAGCCTTGAGCTCATCAGGTGACATAGACTCAATATCCATGTTTAGCCTTTCTGATAGGGTTACTCGGCTGATCTTGTCGTGAGACTGTGCAGGCCGAGGGGTGAGGGTGATAGCGAGGAGTTGAGCCGATCCGACTTTCTCCCCTCCGCTACGGTCAAATACATCGCCGGTGATGAACTCAGGCGAAGACCACAAGACGCCTCCCGCCTCTTTGACCACGTTCAAGCCGCGCTCATTGTAGGCAGGGACAGCGTAAAGGCCATCGTCTCTGAGTTCTAAATCAACGATTAAGCCAAGCGCGTTCCCGCTCTCCGGTGGAGCAGGAGGCCCACCGTTAAAGGGTGAGGTAGCATGCTGCCAATCGATGATGACTGGATCAGCATCTTTGCGCTCTTGATAAACTCTCAGCATCTCGCCGAGCATCTCTAGGTCAATCTCTTTGCCGATGGCTTCACCGCTCATGCGTGAGCTCACCTGACCTAGTGAGAGAGTCTTGAATGGTCGACCGATGGTGAGCCCATCGGGTACATTATAAGAGGGGGCTTCTGAGAGCTGAATAGCTTCACCATAAGCTCTGAGCGCTTGTGTCTTCTTGTCTGCTGAGTCCATCTGCTTAACTACCTTTCGAGCCCAAGCATAGCCGGCATCACCTCCCCAACCCTGCCACGCCTGCCAGCCCTTCCCCTGCTGATCCCATGTTGATCCTTGCTTATCGACCTCATGGCGGGTGAAGTAAGCGAGCATCCTCTTGACTGTCTCAGGAGAGAGCTGCTTACCCGCGCTGAGGTCACGAGCGCGCGCGATGCCAACGGGAGTCATCCCACGCTGAGAGGAGGGCTTAGAAGATCTTACCTCTAGCGCTCGCTTAGCCGCCTTCTGTGCGCCTCGTGGTGGGGTGAAGTCTATGTGAGAGTATTTATCAGGGATGCTGTATTTGACTTTAATCCGCTTAACCATCTCGACGCCTCCTGATGAGCTGCTCAGCGAGCGCTGAGACTGAGCCACCGCCACCCACAGCTGAGACTCTTGAGATGGGTGAGCGCTCAGCTTGCTCAGGTAACACACCCGCGCCGAGTCTCTCTCTGATTGCTCGCTCAAGCTCATCATCAGGAGTCAGAAGCCCCGCTTGAACTAGACCTGGCAACATGCCGAGTGACTCAGCTAAGTCATCAGTATCGAGGCCGGTGTGGGTGAGCTTAGGAAGCTTAGAAGGATCGACTGCGCCATAGTTCCACCGGATGAGGCGTCCTATGGTTCCGGCCCCTCTTCGATCTATACCGCTTACAGCTGAAGCGACTAGATCACAAAGGTTGATAGCAGCTCGTCTGAAGACAGAGAGATGAATCTCACCAACTGAGCGCGCTCCTGTTTCAGTGTTCCCGAGGTCGGCAAACTGAGTGAGGAAGGCGGCGGCTATCTGAGAATCGCACTTGGTGATGATGTTGATGGGTCCATCAGCGTAGAGATTAGGAGTGGCTGCGTAAGTGTCAAACTTGACAGCGGCGTTCTCTACTAGATAGCTCTGCTCAGCTGAGATGAAAGCTCTTGCCTGAGCTTCTGCATCATCAATCATGGCGTCAATATCACCATCAGATAAACCGAGCGCTTCAGCCTGAGAGCGGTCGACCACAACCTTTGGAGATGGGACGGCCCATCTATCTAGGCCAACACACATGAGGTTAGCTACTCGTTGCTTAGTACGCCACCACCACCAAACAGGGCGAAGCATCCCGACGCCCTCGAAGTTTGAACCGGTCTTATTGAGGGTGAGCAAGAGTAGCTTGTTAGCAGGGATGGGTTCAGGAGTGTAGGTGATGCCTACTGTGTTTTGAACCACTCCATCGAGTTGCTGAGCGTCTCGACTCAGCCACTTCTGATGAGCGCTTGGCTCGCGGTCGGCGTAATGAGATAGCCAGACCTTCACCTCACCTTTTGAGTCAGGGCCTACCTTGTAGATCTCCTCTGCGTATCGATAGCCGAGAGGAACGAACTCAAACAGATAGGCTAGTTGATCTTCCCAACTGATCGACATCTGACCTGAGTATCCATCAAATCCCCAAGCCTCATTGGCGAACCGCGCGAGCTCCTCAGCAATAGGATCATCTTTAATCCCTGGCTCAAATCTCCAAGCGGCAGAGAGAAGAGTCTGCCTGAGCATATGCCATGAGCGCCTGACAATGGGGTCAGTCCTTAACATCTCCTCAGCCTCTTGCACCCAGTTGAGGCCGGTGAGTTGAGCATTCTGCTCTTTGCCCGTGATCACCCCACCACTGATCTGAGTTCCAGTGATTCCTCGCGTCCTAAACCGAGGTGAGAGCGCTCTAAAATGTCGAGTCTCACGCTCTTCAGTGTGATCGTGCATAGATGCTCCTCTTGGGGTGGTCTTCTCACTTTCTCCAAATGGAGCGCATCAATACTCGACTAGATAATAATCGCTTTACTTTTGTTTGTCTAGCCCACTGTGAGGGAGCCACTCTTCAACTGATGGATGAAGAATGACCGAGTTCTCATCTTTAGTTTTGATGGGATGATCACCGGCGAAGATAGAGAGCTTATCAATCACTGCCACCTGTAGCTCATGGATCTGCTCTCTTAATAATTGCATCTGAATCTGTGCATCTCTGAGGCGAGCGATGAGCGCTTCTCTGTCGGCGTTGGCTGAAGATAATTTATCTTTTAGTTCTTCCACCTCTGAAGGATCGCGCCCTGAGGCTATAGCCATCATTGAGGAGATTGACCCTGTAATCATGCCCAAGATCCCTACAAGTACATCACGATTTTTTTCGACAATCTCAACATAGGTCAAGAAGAGGATCAGGAAGACCACGAGCATCATAAAGAAGACGCTAAACCACCAACCGCGCCGCGCCTTAATCTCGCTCGTCACCTCTCTCTCAGACTTAATCTTCTCCATAGATGAACCTCACTATCTCTGCGATGATGGGAAGCTGATGAGTCAACCAAGGCCACATCAAGCAGATGATGTAAATGATATTGATGAGGGCCCATCTAGGCAGCACCCAGCTCACCCACTCTTTCAGCTTGCGATCTCGAGCGCGCGACTTCACCCGCTTAGGCCCTCCAAGCCTCTTAGCCTTCTCACTGCTCGGTGGTGGTTGGAGAGCTTCGATGCGTGAGCCGACAGCATAAAGCACCTGAGGTTCACGCACACCCTTAAACCGATAGAGGCCAACCATGACGTATCTTGTCCCCTTGGGTGTCATGCTGTTGGTGTGGCCTTTGATCTCCTTGAACGCCTCCTCTGTGAGTAGCACCTGACCAGGACCACAAACGCTCATGGTTCGAGCGGCGATGTTTTTTGCGATGCCCTCCAACTCAATCGGCTTAGCACCCACCATCACATCTAGCTCATGTTGTGTCACCTCAGCAATACACCCGACGTGAACGCCCACGCGAGTATTGAGGCGGGTTCGTGGTGGAACTGTGAGTTGGTAGTGAAGCGCGAAGTTCACCGCGTTGATAGGTTCTTCAAAGCTCAAGAGGAATCCATCTGACCTATCTATCTCTCGCCCTGAAAAGCGATACATGAGAGAGCGGGTGAGCCTGTCGTGATACTGAAGCCACCGCGCCGCCTTAACAGCGCCGACCTTCTGAACGAACTGAGTGGAGCCGATGAGATCGAGGAGGACTATGGCAAGCCTCCTCTCTCTGATCTTCATGGCTCAATCCTCGAAGTGACAGTTGCACTGACCATTGATACAGCATGAGCAATCCACACCACAATCACAGTCATCATCATCGCAGTCGTGCTCTTGCCTCACATCGCAGAGACACTGAACGAGTCCACAATGAGCGCAGATTGTTTCATCATCATCTTCAAACATAGTGACCTCAATGCTCGACTTTCTCAGCGTCATCTAGGAGAGCGCTGAGAGATGTGGGAAAGTGACTCATCAGTATATCACGAGCGGCAGCTGCTACAGCTCTTGTCTCAGGCTGAGAGTGTGAGTCTAACCTCTGCTTCAAGAACTTAGCCCAGTTGTTAAGGTTCCCACTCATCCAAAAGTGAGTGTATGTGGACTGAGGCAGGATGGCGCGCGCTTGCTCTCGAGCGACTCCGGAGGCGAGCATAAGCTGGTAGAACGTCATGCAGTTCTCGTGGTGCTGATCCCAACATTGAAGCCAGTGGTCAGACTCATGAACCACCTCATCAGTGGAGCACTGCAAGCGCTTTTGATGTTGAGCTCTCAAAGCTGATGGAGTCCAAAACTGGACATCTTCTGATGTATAGCGTCGGCTGACTTCGTTGTAACTAAACGTCCTATGCCTCATGATCTGCGACCTGACGAATAGAGGACAGGTGATCTTAAGGGTGGCTGCGCAGTGCTCGAAGGGTGAGGTGTGACCATGCTTCGCAAGATACTTGATCAGCATGGCGTCTCTGTTGGTCATCTGTAGCTTTGAGCTGGTCGCCTCTTCATAGAGGCTCACCCGCGCCGAGTGAGCTGGCGTTGAGTCGTGACCCATGTGGCTTACATAAGTCACTTCACCTATCCCGTCATCATAGATCTTCATTGTCATTCCTGCGCTTTAGCTCTCTCTGCAAGTACCAAATAGCCTTGCGGAGATCATCGGTGGCGGGTTCGTTAGGCTTGCGCCCTGCTCTGAGGATATACTTCAAAGCTGAACCTAGAGCGAAGTTCAGCTTATACGCCTCGATGATGTCAATAGCCTCATAGCCCTGTCCTTGATAATGATCAGGATGGTTGACTTTATCGCTCATTAAAAGTCTCTCCTCTTAGCGCCACCTACTCTGACTCGGCGGTCTTTGGGTGCTGTCGCTCGTGGTTGATAGTTGCGCTGATCAACTAGCGAGTCTGACCAGTTCCAAGTTATGCAGTCATAGCGGAGAGCGTCTAGTGGGTCCTCTTTCCCATCTTTCTTAGGCTGCTCTTTATTATCCCATCCATAGCTCATGATGGCCTTCCTGATGGAGTTACCTAGAGCGCGCTCGCCTTGGTCCCACACCTCACGAGTGATGAGATATTGACCACGAGCGAAAGCGCGCTTCAGTCGTTGGATACCATTAAGAACATCTGTCCTGATGGGGTCAGTGTTCGACCTCAGAGGTAAGCCGAGCCCATGAGGTGGGTTACTTCTCATTGCTCGGAAGGCTGAGCGCCCTGTTTGATCATTTCGCGCTCGGCCGGCCTTGTCAGCGACTCCATTATCTAGCCATATCCTCTCAGCCGGTGCGGAGCTCCTCAGCGAGCGAGGCCACGCCACAGCTAAGATGAGGGTGGCTAGTTGAGCGGTGGTCACCTCTTGAGGGTTGATCTCAGCGCAGATCACATCGGCGCCAAGTTCATCATCATGCACGATAATCAACACCGATGGTTTTCTGAATCCCCAGTCAATGGCGATGCGGCCGCTCATGGTCGGCTTATACTTCCAACCGCTGACAACGTGGCGCGACTCATCGAACTCAGAATATATGAGCCCTGAGGGTGGCCGTGGCTTATTCATCACCATAGCCTCACGCTCAGCCTGAGGTAGCAACTTGGTCGCCTCAAACCATTCAGCGCTGAGGTTGGCTGAGTTCACATATGAGGTATAGAGGAGAGGTTGACAGCTCGCCTCTTCTGCAAGATTGCACCACCAAGCGCCGCTCACCGGCAGACCCACAAGGATCATGATAGGGCTCGGTCCAGCTCTCAATCGACCCATCGCCTTATGAGCCACCTCAGCGCTCAAAGTCTGACACTCATCGATGAGGCAGACACCCGAGGTGATGTTCAAACCTTCAAGTGGATTGTGGGTGGCGTCTCGTGTACCAGGTCGATAATAAGAGCGACACCACACAGTTGAGCCGTTTGGCGCTGACCACTGCCTGAGAGTGTGGTTGTAAGTCCAACCGAGTTTAGATAGCCACTTCTCCATCTCGGGCATGAGCACCGAGTTGTAGCGTGGGTTGGTGTCGGTGACGAGTAATGAGCTAGTGCCAGGTCTAAATCGAGAGATGAACAGCAGAGCGAAGACAAGCGCCGAGGTCTTGCCTGAT